ATCCCCAATTCCATCATAAAAAAGCTTTTTCAGAACCTCTGTCTTTGAAAAATCATAACAAAAATCACTAATTGAACTTCTTATCGCATTACAGTTATTAGGACTCATGGTAGGATTATAAAGTTGCATTAAATTGAAGTTTTTCAAAATAAGATCTTTATTCTCAACCACCTTGTCATATACTTTATTTTTTACTTCTACTTCTTCGCAATATTTAATCAAGTCTTGAACTGAATAGTCAGTGTCTTCTGACAAGAAAGGAAATCTTTTTGCGACAGTCTTGATTGCAATGCCTCTGATTCCTGGGATATTGTCAGACTTGTCACCTTCGATAGCTCTTGCAAGGGCAAAGTTCACTGGGTGAATATTGAAGTCTTCAACTGCCCTATTTTTTGTCATGTATGTCTTCTCTTTTTTCATAGAAGGCCGGTAAATGACAGTCTTGTCGTCACAGAGTTGATAAAAATCTTTATCACTCGAAACAATTACTTTTTGGTAATCTTTGTATTTAGACATCTGCACAACATAGGCAATGATGTCATCGGCCTCAACTTCATCGAACATAAGTTGGACGATTGGAAGTTCATTAAGATAGTCGAATAATCTAGTTTGTTGCCAAACTTTATTCTCCATCTCTTGCTGATCATCCAAATCAAGAAAGCCACGATTTAAGCGAACAGGTTTTCGACCTGCTTTGTAATCTTTGTGAAGTTTCTTTCTCTTGCTTGAGCCACCGGGACCGTCCCAACAGACAACAATCTCAGAGGGTTGAACCTCTCTGATCAGTTTTTGTACAATTCGTAAAAAACCTTTGAGTCCGCCGACAGGATTTCCATTTGCAGATAAACTAGGATCCTTAATATAGGCTCTTAAAAAGATATTAAGAGCATCTACAACCATCAGTCTATTTTTTGTCTCAGTCATTGGATGAATCGCTATCGTAAAAGTCTTCAGCGTTGCCGGTGCGGTTGTGGAACTTTTCAATTACTTCCTCATCCATAACCTGTAATACTCTGCTGTGAAACTTTTCATTCTCTAGCTTTTCAATCCAGTTTTTTCCTTGGAATTTTTCTTCTGTGCCATCTTGGTATACAAGTGAATACCATGCACCTGATTGACGGATGTGGTCAGAGGACTTAATTGCCTCTAGCCAACTCTCTTTATCTTGAACCCCTACTTCGTTACCCCATAAAATCTTGAAAGTACAATTTCTATTTTGAGTTCCCCATCGGGATTTCTTCAAGGTGCATTTAACCTCTGAACCGATTTGAAACCCCTTTTCATCCAAAAGACGAGAAGCTTTTGACTTACGACCTGTGAGCCAGATTCTCAGGCTCGCTGTGTAGTCAATCGTTTTGCCACCTGGGGTGACATAAGGGTTAACCATCGCTTCTGAGGGGCTTGTCGTGATGTTGGTCTTCAACTGGTTGAGAATAATGAAAGTTGCTTCTGCATTTGCCAACGGGATCGTCAGTTTTTGAAATGCTTTTGACAAAATTCGTGCCTTAACACCAATAGAGGAGTTAGGGTTGAAATCGCCTTCGATATCTTTATTTGTCGGAGTCAACGCAAGTGAGTCCCAAATGAAGACAACCTTTTCTTCTGTTGTGGCAGCAAGAATTTCTTGGACCTTCTCCATCACAAACTCTACGTGCAAAGCTTGTACATAGATCATGTTGTCAATATCAATGCCCGCTTTTCGCCAAAACTCGGGATCAATCGAGGATTCCGAATCAAAATAAACAACCAGTTTGTTCATCTTCTGAGCATTGGCTGCGATTTGGGCTGCAAGAAATGACTTACCAGTAGCCTCAAGACCTGCGATCTCTGTAATCTTCCCAACTGGAATTCCAGCAAGTTGGCCTTTACAGATGACACTATCAAGCCAACGAGACCCTGTTGGGATCCATTCTTTAACTTCAGTAGGGCTTCGATCGTTTAAATTGAAAGATGCATTGAATCCGGCTTTTTTATTGATCAGACTTCGGATCGAGTCTGCTGCGCTTTTGGGCGAAATCTTCCCAGCGTTATTTTTCTTTGACATAATAGTACCTCTGATTTTAAAGAATAGGGCATCTGTAAAGCCATGCCCTCCTGCGCTTGGGGATTATTTCAAATCATCAAAGACGCTGTCAATATCCAGAGCTTCGGCCTTCTGAGCAGGAGGGGAAAACTTTTGTGTCTCAGATGATGCCGCTTCTGGAGACATGCCCCCTTCAGCGTACAAAGCTTCGTTTAAAAAGCCCTTGAGTGCGTTGTAATCTTCTCTAGAGAAGATGTTTTCAATATCTGGCATTTGTGCCAGGAATTCCTTACATTCATCAGGTTCCATATCCTGACAAACTCGGGAGGTCCGGCGCGATGGAGTGACCTTGGTCACTGGCCATGGTCCTGAGTTTCTACTGTGAGAAAGTGTTAGGTCTGTACCGTCTTCTAAGTCAGTGATATCACCGTACTCAGGGTTAGTTACAAGACCAAGAAATTCTTCGTAAACTTTCTTTCCATAACCCCAAACCTTGACGCCTTCGTTTTCACGACCGCGAACTAAGATTGGAGAATAGAAGCGTTGTTTAGCATAATACTTCTTAGCTTCTTCTCGGGCTTCAGGTGAACCTTCGTTGTACAAACCACTCGCGTGTTCGCAAATGGGGCAGGCGTCGCCATATGTCTTTTTGGGACACAAGAGAGACATCTTCTCTCCAATTCGATAGTGAAAGTAAAATCCTTTAAAAGGATCGCCGTCATCAGGACAAAGGATTCGAATCTTAGAATCACCTTCTTCAGGTTTCCAAAAGACACTACCGCCATTGCCGCCGCCTTGTGGCGAGTCCAATTGTTTCTTTTTTTCCAGCATTTTTTTAATGTCAATAGCCATTATATCTCCTATGATTTTTTACTGATTACAAATTGATTATACACCACTTAGGTGTTTTCGTCAAGTGTTTTTTTGAATGTCTCTCGACTTTTGTACGATTATACAGAAGGCGCGATCTTGCTTTGTGGAGTAAACTGAGAAAGTTGTGGACACTCCCTCGTCCTGTTCTGAGCTTGTGAAATCTTTAATTTGACGATGCAAGCCCGCTTTTTCGTTCAAGATTTGTTCTGGTATTGCAAATAAGTAATGCTTCTCAATGTTACCTGTCTGTTCTGATAACAAGCACTCTTTTGTAACGATCTTTTCATCATCTAAATTAACTTCAGAAATACCAAGTGTCGAGATCTTGCTAAATTTAGACCATTTAGATCCTTCTACTATAGGCTGGGTGTGTTCGAAGATGTTGCTCCAATGGACAATAGAAGCCATATAGTCGTTTATTCCATCTAGATAATTGCTTATTGTCAAACTTGGACAATAAGCATCAGCCATTCGATTATCTAGTACTATCAACTCTCGTATTGCGCCACTGCGTGCGTATTCCTGAAGTACACCAGATACTACTTTACTTCGGGATCTCGTGTCCTCATTGACAATGCTGTTATCTGGTGCTATAAAGAGAACTGTTGTCTCCTCAGGCCCCAATGCCTTAATCATCCTTAAGGATGCACCTGAAACTGTGCCGCAACTGGTTATGAAGAGTTTTTCCCCCTCAATGTTACCTAAGAACTCCTCGTATTCACCCAAACCCTTCTGGTCATAATCGTCCCACTCCGGGTACTCAGGTAGAGTAAAACAGGACTCGCCTTCGGGGGCACGATCGATTTGGTGAATCTCGTAAATATTTGGTGCTTGCTTCTTTATAGCTTTTGCAAGATTACAAGCGGCGGTGCCTAAGCTTATTATTTTATCCATCTCATTTCCTTCATCTCATTATATCTTGGACCAACAGAAAAGTTAACCAGAAAAGACCCCAGATCAGTCACAGAGAACGATTCAACGATCTGCTTAATCAAGTCTCGATCTTCATCCGCGAAGTCTAAGACGACACTATCGTGCATCGTATATAATATGTTGGTTCTACGTGTCCTAATTAGGTTATGTATTTTCGCGAGTTGACGCGAGAACATATCTGCCGCTGTGCTTTGAATGATATAATTCAGTGCCAACCTAGATTCACACTCAATCTCTCTGCCAAAAAAATTTTTCACCCTTGACGAATTATAGTATTTATTTACAATCTTTTTTCTGTCATAAATCTTTTCAATTTCACTATTCTCAGACTCAGAATTATATAACCATGAGAAAATCTTTTTCTTAGCCTCTTGTCGATCTTTCGTTGAAGTGAAAACATTTGTCATATTCCAGTCATGTAAATCCTCTTTGGGTTGAGGCATGCCTAACAAAGCTAAAGCTACTCTCAACTCAGCAGCATTATAATCTAACTCCACCAAGAAATCATTCTTGGGTACAATAGCTTCTCTAAGTTCTCGCGGCATGGTCATGATTGACAGTCCAGACTTATGAGTAGTCATTCTCCCGGTGACTGTACCAAAGATGTCATATTTTATTGCAAGTTCTTTTTCTGTAAGCATCTTTCTAACAAAAGAACTTTCCAGGTGATTTCGAGGCTTATAATCAAGCAGAAAGTTTCGATCAAATAACAAGTTGTTTCGAGAAATATTCTTTGCTATCTTATTGAGAGAATCAAGTGTTTCATAATTCTCTGGAGCTGGAATTGAGTCAAATATATGTTTCAAGATTTGCTCGGCTTCTCTGTAGAAGTCTTTCGTAACTTGAAGAGGAATTATCTTATACAAAGGAG